CCTCTTTCGAGGGGCTCTCGAGCGATAGCTCGTCACATCCCGTGACCTCACTTGAGTAGCTTGTAGCTATGTCTAGAACTCGTACATCTGACTTCCCCTATGGCGGCGGTGGCATTCGCTACCGTACCTTCAGCGGAGGTATAATCAATAACGAGATACAGCCTGCAAAGCATGGCTTTATCCGTGATGTTTGTACCGACGATGTTGGGAAGGGTGTTGACCACTTGCTCAGTATAACTCATACTGATCTTAGTGGAATCACTCCTCTCAATGGGGAACTTCAGGATGGTCCGCTGTGGTATTACAAGTATCAAAATTGGATACCTGATGCCAATGCAGCGGCTCCGTCACCTGTTCTAGGCTCTATCCTTCCTCTTCCTGGAGTAGTTGCCACTGCGACCTTGGCGCGTAGTAATCCTTCGCGCCCTGTTGTCTCAGTGCCTAACTTTCTCTATGAGTTGAAGGACCTCCCCGGTATGATCCATGAGATTGGGAAACTTAAGCTCCTTCGAAAGTACTCTCCTAAAGAGTACTATCGTATTGTGCAACAAGAAGGCGGTACGGGGCAATTTGCCGCGAACCGTTACTTGTCGTATCAAATGGGCTGGTCTCCCCTCATTTCGGATCTCCGTAAGATGTTCGATTTCCATGACGCTGTGAAAAACAGAGTTAAGGATCTCGACGTCTTGTTCAATCAGAACGGAGGGCTACACCGTAAAGTTGGGCTTCCTATAGCGGCCTCTAGCCGAAATGGCTTCAAGGCTCGCCCTGGTCTTTGGGAGGAAACTCGCACAAGTTCCGGTACTCTATTTATAGATACCGGTAACGGCAAGTTAATCCAATGTAGGCGTGATACTATCACGCATACTAGGATGTGGGGATCGGTCCGTTGGACCAATCCCTATCCCAAACACTCTAGGATATCCCACCAGGAACTCGAAAAACAAGCTCGAGCCATCATCTTTGGAGCTTATCTTACTCCGAAGGAGATTTGGGACGCTGTCCCGTGGACTTGGCTTGTTGATTGGTTTGCAAATTTTGGTGACTATCTTGATAGCACCAATAATGTGCTTGCCCTCGCTCCTTCCGTGCCTCTTGTTATGACGCACGAAAGGACTGAGGAGTCCTGGACTCGCATTGACAACGAAAAATGGTGTCAAGGCGGGAACGGTACGCGCCTGTATGAGACGAAAACTCGTATCACACAGGGGGCTACTCTCTCGGCTACTATCCCCGCTATTGGGGCTAGTACTTTCGCGATCCTAGGTGCGTTGGCTCTTCAGCGCTCGCGCTGATGGGTCAACAACCTTAGGAGTAGATACAATGCTTGGTTCAACCCTGACGGTGACGCTTGATGGTTCCGGTGGAACTGTCAAGACGCTGCCGCTGATCAACCAGGACGGGTACTCGTCGGAATATTTCCTTGACGATGGACTCGTTACTTACCGCGCTAAGGTGCGGCATAGTAAGGATTCGGTGAAAGCCGGCACTCAGCCCTTTGACCGTCACGTTGTGACGTATCAGAGGTTTCTGAAGCCGACGACCGCCGCGCCTCTTGGTCGTCTGACGGAGGTTATCTACACGATCCGACTGGATCCTGCAGAAGTCGCCGCAGATGTCATCGACCTCTCGGAAGCCATGAGCTTTTACATGGTAAAAGCTGGTGGCATTGCCGCGAAGTTGCTGGGGTGGGAGTCGTAAGGCGTCTTTGACGCTCTAAGGCTCTCTCCCTAGGAGACGGGTGTACTAAGCCTAAGATTCGTGTAACCCCTAACTGAAGGAGCTACCGATGAAAAGCTTAGTTCTGTATCTACAGGGACTATACTCTTCGATGTTTGTTGACATCGTCGAGCAGTTCCCCTCTCTCCGAAGAGATTGTGAGCGGGATGCTTCTCGCTTGCTCTCACTCGCCAAATCGAGAGGTCTACCATTTCTTATGATGGACCTTCCCGACGCTGGAAAGCACTTCGATAGAAGCCTTTCCAACGGACGCCTTACCAAGTTTTATATTGCCGGTAATCGGCCGTATAAATCTGGAGCTGTAATCCCTCGACTATTCAAGGGGCTACTGCTACGCGTTTTTGACGAAAATGGAGTGCTTAGAGCTGTTCCGGACGTTGCAGCTATCCGTGCTCTTCGTCAGCTGTATTATTCAGCTAAGAAGTTCAAGGTAACCTGCGACGATTCACGTACATGGGAACACGTACATGAATTCTTCGAAACAGACAGGGAAGTCCGTCTTCCATCCCTTAACTGGGACGAGGACGAACTCGACACTGGTGTACTTCGGAATCTCCATCTTGGCGATTCTGATAGCAGCAGTGCTGTTCCTCTACTCGACATTTGCAACTCTAGCAATGTCGTCGATGAGGCTCCCCTCTCCAGACCAGAAGCCTGTCACTTTGATGCAGCCCAACGGGTTGCAGACATCGTCACAGCCTTCCTCGGTACCTTCAACGGCACCGACTGGCGAGCTAAGCATGGACCAGGCGCAGTAGCTGACCAGCGTCGTACTCAGTTTAAGTACGACTTTCCAACCTGGCCAGCTAAGCTTGAGTCATCCTTCCCATTGTCCGATTTCGGTTTTCCGAATTACGGGCTATGGGCTGGATTTCTCACTAGTGAGGATGTTCATGTTCAGTATTCTGCACATGAACCTCCATCGAGATTGATTGCTGTCCCAAAGGTGCTAAAAGGCCCCCGGCTTATTGCCAGTGAGCCTGTTAGTCACCAGTGGTGTCAACAAACACTTCTTGACTTCTTCACTAGTCGTCTTGAAAAGACACCGATTTCTCAGTCTATTCACTTTCGTGACCAAACTGAGAATCAGGACTTTGCGAGGCGTGCTTCCCATACTCGGTCGCATGTGACAGTTGATCTGTCATCTGCGTCCGACCGCCTTTCCTGCTGGGTAGTTGAGCGCGTTTTCCGGCGTAGCGATACGCTGGTTCGCGCCCTTCATGCCTGCAGGACTAGGTGGGTCAGAAATGACATTGATGCGAAATCTCCTCAGTTTCACAAACTAAGGAAGTTTGCATGTATGGGTTCTGCATGTACCTTTCCCGTACAATCTTACGTATTCGCGGTTTTGGCTATATCTTCTGTCCTCTCGTCGAGAGGCATGGATATTACCATCGCCAACGTGCGTAAGGTTTCAAGGGAGGTCCGCGTCTTCGGCGACGATATCATCGTCCCCGTAGATGGATGGGAAGTGCTGCAGGGATTGCTAGGCTACCTTGGTTTAAAGGTAAACCTGCAGAAGACTTACGACAGCGGAAGCTTTCGTGAGTCCTGCGGTTTTGATGGGTTCGATGGCCACGATGTGACCCCGAGCTACTTCAAAGCCTACCCTGAAGTGTCCCGACCTGAATCCGTGATTTCGTCCGTTGAAACTGCGAATAACTTTGCCAAGCAAGGTTATTTCAGTACTTCGGACTATATCAAAACGCGAGTCCATGCATTGAAGCGTTTCTGCTTCATGCATGTGCCGGCGGACTCGGGCCTTTTCGGTTGGATTGACCTTTTCTGGACTGGGAATTCTCATCTTAAGAAAAGATGGAATGCTCAGCTTCAGCGGGTCGAAGTACGGGCTGATATACCTTTTGGTAAAACAGTTCGTACCCTTCCGACTAGGGAGTCAGTACTGCACCAGTATTTTACTGTTGCTAGATCCGCACCTCGCTTTCTGCAAGGTGATCGGCTCGGTCATGTACTGAAATCGTCTACTTCTATACGTAGACGGTGGGTGCCCCTACCAATCTAATGAATATTTGACATTGTCATCTATTCCAAAGGAAAGGTGAGGGTCGAG